ATGGTCTTACAACTAAAAGGGATCTCTTATGAAAAAAACACTAATTTCCGTATTGTGCGGGATAGTATTATTATCTGGTTGTGCTACAGGTGACGAATATCGTCAGTATGCCGAAGCGCAAAAATCTGTGGCTAATGCAAGAGCAATGTCAGAGGCTGCACGTTATCAGGCATTGGCTGAAATTGCTAAATCAGGTGATACTGCTGCTAAAGTTGCGGCTGTAATGACATTGCAACAAAATAACGGTGGTGGTCAGTCACAACAAAATCAACAAATAGGAATGCCAGAAAGCTGGAGCGACAAAGCTCTACGTTGGGCACAATTAATTGTTCCTACTGCTACACAGACTTTAACTGCTGTGTATACAGTTAAGAAACAAACTGATTTAGCCGCGATACAAAGTAATAATGCGGCTGCAACTGCAGCCAGTACTAACAGTACGTTTGCAAGTATGAATACTAACATGGCAAACTCAAATACAAGTATTGCTAACGCTGGATTCACTGCTGTAACTACTGTTGCTAATAGCGGATTGGCTGCTACAACAACTACAGCGGCTAATGGTATGACAGGTATTACAACTACAGCGGCTAATGGATTGACTGCTGTAACTGGTGTTGCTAATACTGGATTTACTGCTGTAACTGGTGTCGCTAATACTGGATTTACTGCTGTGACCGGTGTTGCTAATACTGGATTTACTGCTGTAACTGGTGTCGCTAATACTGGATTTACTTCTGTAACTAGTGTCGCTAATAGTGGATTAGCCACAGCGGCTGCAATGAATAGTAATTCCAATGCTGCTATTACTGCGGTATCAAATGCGGCTAATGCTAGTATACAGGCACTAACTAGTCAATTGCCCAAGTTACAACCTAACATAACAACCACTACAACATCTACATCAACAAGTAATACTACTAACAATAGCACAACAAACAACAGCACAACAAACCATACCGGTACGACTACAGGAACTGGTACGACTACAGGAACTGGTACTTGTACTCCTGGCTTTACTGTTGGTGGTTGCACTCCGTAAAAAAAGGAGCAATTGCTCCTTTTTAATGTACTGTCTCACCCATTGCTGAGTTCATGTACATTTTGATTTCTTTTCGCAGGTCCTTTTCAGTATAACCTGCTTCTGCCATTCGTGCTATCATTTCAACAAACAACCCATGTATTGCCATTCCAGGCACATAGTCAGGGTCATCGTTTTCAAACTCAAATTTTTCTAGCATAGGGATGATTGTTTCATCAAGGAATTCACTAGCGAGGACAACACTGTCCTCAATTAGTTCTATTTCGTCTTTAGTTGAGACTAGTTCTGTCATTGAGGCTTTTGTTGTTTTCATAGATTTATTTATCAGATGAGTATTCATAGTTAACTGTTTCTATATTTTCTCTGAAAATAATAGCACCGTTTTTTAAATGAAAGCGTCTTGCTAATTCTGTCTTTGGGCTTAGGGTTACAAACCTAGTTACACTTGGGTATTGTTCTTGTATCCCTTTAACTGCCTCAATCAACAATTGCTTGCCTTTACCGGCTTTATAACTCCATATGGTATAGAACACCGCCGTAGTTGGAACTAGTGCAGTTTCTTTTAGTTCAGTAGTATCTTGCGGAACAAAATCATGAAAGCTTACACATACCATTGCATCAGGATTAGTTTCGTCACTTGATAATGCAGCAACCATTCTACCATCACTAACTCTAAAGTCAGTAGATATCTCAGGGCGAACAGGATCGTCTTTTATAAAGTTTAGTAATTGGTGTGTGATATCTCTGATAAAGTGCAGCATTGGTAGACTCTTTGTTGTTTTTTATATTTATGCAAGAATGCAAAATATGCTATTATTTTAATGGTATTTAGAACACCGATAAATATCAATATGTCAAAAGTTATACAATGGTCCACCGGTATAAATGGATACAAGAAGCATACATTAGATAATAACAATTTTACTACAGAACTAACCGAGTGTCAATTTGAATTGGGCAGAACTGTAGATGATATGTTCAATGACCATTTAGTAGATCGTCCGAGTAGTCCTGTAGAATTACTATATAGCGGTGGAATGGATAGTGAATTAGTTCTTATGTCATTATTAAGATTGAAGATACCAGTAGAAGCAATGACTATGGTCATCACTATCAAAGGAGCAATACTTAATGTGATAGACCTCTATTATTCTGAAAAGTTTTGTAGGGAAAATAATGTCAAACAAAATCTATTCTACTTTGATGCTGTTGACTTCTATGAGAGTGGGAAGTATTTAGAATACGCACTACCATTAAAAATAGTTGAACCACATGTTCCTAGCCACATGTGGTTAATAGAACAATGTCATAACTACCCTATAATAGGTGGAGATTGGCCTTGGTTACAAGTTGAAAAGAAAGTATTAAGTCCATTTAAGTTAGCATTTAGCAGCTATGAGAGATTTATGATTTCAAAAAATATACCTGGTATAGGTAACATGATAAGTCACAGTTTCGAATCTAGTTATCATTTTATTGAACAACATTTAAAAGAACATGCACATGACAATAATAGTTTTCATACAGTACCTTTTTTAAAATATAAAATGTACAACACACAAGAACCTAGAATTAAAAGTTATGGATGGGAACAATGTCCTACACAACTTTTTAACATTATTAAATATAAAATTGAATTATTAAAACAACTAGGAGCTCCTAAATCTAACATAGTTTGGGGCGATCAAGTTTCAAATTTAATAAGTTCAAATACAAAATCTAACTCATTTTTCGTATGAATGCACATGAATCATTTTCTCATAGTTTAGTTGCTAGCAAATTATGGCTATGCGAAAGACTAGAGCAGGTTCTTGATAATGAAAGTATCAGAAATCCTGCAGTTAATATATTAGCAAGTTGGGACAGTTTGTTAGCATTTATGTTGTTGGTTAGGCGACCTAAATTCTACGGTGTTGTTAATGCGTATGACATTGATACAGAATCAACTAGCAACGCACATAAGTTATGTGACTATTGGCAATATGAGTATCCAAAAGTGTATAACCACACAAAAGATATAAACACACTTGATTTTAGTAATACAGGAAGTGAATCTATCTTTATTAATTGCAGTGTTGACCAATTAGATAACACAACTTGGTATGATACTATACCTGACAACAGATTGGTGTGTTTTCAAAGCACAAACTTACCTACTAGTAATATCGAGTGGTACATAAAACAAAGTTACACTGACATATCTGTATTCACAGACACATACAAAGTTCGTAGATTGATTTACTGTGATTCAATTAACATCAATTATGGGCATTTGAATTTCAAACGCCATATGATGATAGGCATCAAGTAATAACGTCTTTCATATAATACTTTTTAGAAAAACATCCTAATGTTCCATAGAACGGATCGTTTTTATTAAAAATATTACTGAATGATACTTTTAAATAATTCATGGCATTTGAGAAATTATGTGCTGATTCCCAGTTTTGATCTAAACCTGTTCTGAGCAAATGTTGAAATGATTCTTCACGCCCGTCATTTTTATATTTGCTTTTACCATTTTGAATACCTAAATTTATATTCCATGCAGCTCCGCGGCCACATGAAATACAAAAATCATCATAGTATTGACTATGACTATTTCCGCAATATTCTTTTAAAAATTCAGGAGTAATATTGCTTGTCTTTTTTATTTCAGTGGGTGAGGTTATCTTGAAACTAGTAGGTGATGAACCTAATATATTATTTTTTAACGGATCAATCTGATCCGGTGTGTAAATTATTCTGGAACCATATGTTCTCTCAATGTGATTTAATGTCATCCATGATTGTTTCAAATGCAATTTAGGCATATCCGGTGCATAATAAAACAATTCTAGATTTGGTATATCGCTTGTATATGTCTCCATAGTTTTATCCATAACAGTAGAATAAAACTTACCATTTTCTATAATGATGCGTGGTTTATCAACCCCTAAAATAACACCATGACTAAGTTCATCGGCATGCATTATTTGCTTCACGTAGTAACTATAGTTGGTAGGCTGAAAATACCCATGTGTTAGTGCAGAGGCGGGTTTTTCTAACCAATCATCTTTGAAATAATTATCAAATATTTCCGGACCAACATCAACGGTTGTTACTTTAGTATTGGGGTATTTTTTAAGATACTCATACACCTGAGGATAGATGTATTTTATTAGTTCGGCTTGCCGAGTAGGATTGGTCTCTAAATTCAACAATACTATTTCATCAAGCGGGATATTAAAATGGTAGAAACAACGAATAACATGGTGACTGTCTCTACCTGCACTATAAAATAAACTGAGTTTTTTATATCGTTGTCTTAGTTGAGTGCAACGGTCAAAGCACAACTGTTCCCATAATTCTACTGGTTCTGTTGTCCAATCAAGCCTATCATATTCTTCCTCATAGAAATAATAATGTGGCATAATTCCCATACTATTAGCCTCGCGCCATGCATCGATTTGACTACTTGTTCGCTTGCCATTAACTATCCAATGAGGGAGATACATTTTTACTTCTTAAATGATTTTACAATATTTCTAATTTCTTCGGTGGTGTAAAACATTGGACCAGAGTATAATGCGTCTAATCTACTAAGAATATCGCTGTCTCTGTTACATGTGTTTACCGCATTGATTACCATTTCACGTGCTTCTTTTGTAGCATTCGGGTTTACACTAAGAATATTGCCTAAGGGCATTTTATTAATTTTCTTACTATATGTTTGAAAACTATCATGATTATACTTGATTGCTGTTCGTTTGTCAAATGTACTGGCAATTACTTTTAATTTTTTTGCATCAACCATAGCTTTTGAACCAATGATAGTATCCATTGATAAATCCAAACTACCATTAACAGTGTCTGTCAACACTCCCACATTGTTTTTATATGGCACAAGTTGTACAGGGATATTCATTTCATTGAATACTGTTTCTATAATAAGAGTACTGACTGGTGAACTATAACCTATGTTGATAGGCCGTGTTTTACTCATTGATCTAATTTGATCAAATGATTCAATTCCGCCCGCTTTACTCAACAAGACCATTGTAAGCTCATTTAGGTAGATTATAGGATGAATGTCTTCTAACAGATTGATGCCCGGAAAATCACCTAGTACATTAACACCAAAACTACCAACCATGACATTTGTTATTTTGTCTGTATCTTTTGATTGTTGCAAACTGTTAATTGCTAGTAAACCATTTGCACCGGGTTTAAAGTCTTTTAATACACTAATTCGTTGATTGTTCAAGCAAGTTGCGTATGTATCCACTGCTATGTCAGCTCCGGAACCCGGGCCTGAAGATAAAATGAATTTAATTGAATTGTTTTCTGCATGTGTTTGGGTGATGCCCATTGATAGTAGAAGGATTAATAGTAATTTTTTCATTCAAATATTTATATAAAGATAAAGCTCACTTTAGATTTCCTAGTAGCGAATTAGTACGTCAAGCCAGCAGCCGGCTTCACCACGGTAACGAGTACCGGTCCTAAGGTGATTTCTTACCAGAATGAGGTATTCTCATTCAATTCATGTTTGTCAAATCGTGCTAATCTTTTTAGAAAGTCATTTGTCTTTTCAGTAATGATACCGGTTAACTGAAATGTAACTCTTGGGTTATGTCCTGCATTAGCAGTACAATGCGGAAGATTTTGCCAATCAAATGTTGTAACATCTCCTGCACGCCATTGTTGATGGTTATAATTACCATAACTCCAAAAGTGACCCGGTTCCCAATCAGTCAATGCAACTTGCACCCGCATAACTGTCCAAGGTGCATCTGATGCCCACTTTTCTAATTTGTCTAAATGTAGATTCCATACTTCACCGGGCATCTGCACGTGAATACGTTCCATACAATCTTCTAATGCAAACAGTTCACTAATCTTTTTTAAGTTAGAAGGTATCTCCCAATTTAAATGAGTGATTTGATAGTCTTTACCATAACCAAAACGTTCTAAATCATAATCTTCACTGGCTAGTTCTTCTTCGGGTCTATTTTTGCCTACTTTGCCACGTGTTCTCCATGTTGCAGGTTTTGCTGTGTCTATTGCGTGTTCAACATCTTTGGTATAGTCAGCAACTATCTTACCCAATCTGATTACTTTGTCAATCTGTGGATCATTTTTAAAGTTATCAAAATGATACTTACTTTTTTGTTTGCTCTTTTCCCAACTACTTAATATCATATTACTGTTACCCTTATGTCTGATGCACCGTAGTCTTGATAATACTCATTCGGTGGCAGTTCTATATTTAGCATCTTACAGAGCATGTGATTAGTTAATGGGACTTTACCGGGATACTTGTAGTTTGCTTTAATGATGCCCTGATTCTGTTCTTTAATCTTAGTAGCCATTACTTTCAAGTTTTGATAGTATTCGCTATAGTCAGGATAAGTGATATCAAAATGACCGCACTTGACCCACCAACCCAAACAAGCATCATCGGGGCGATGTACTAACACTATAGAACAATCAGGCCATGTTTCTTTGATGTAATCAATATGATTACTGAACACATGACTTTTAATGATACGTACACCTTCACCAGTAAATGCTTCATCAAAGTCACGTTCTAATGTTTCTTTGTCATACATTGAGAGTCTGTGAAACAGTTTACCAAACTCCATACCTGGATCATAGTATGCACCTAGATGCATTAATTCAGTCTTGCCACTAGCATCATGGTAATATGTTCTACTATCACTATAGTCTGAATGATTCACACTCGGACTATAGTAAATGTTTTTTACTACGCTACTCCACTTGCTGCCCGGGGCTCCTGCTACAAATATATACTTCATTCGGGTTTAATCTTCTTTGCTATTGGTTGCCATTCTCTGCGTAGTTGTACCATGCTTGCATGTACACCCTCAGGTGAATGTTCTTTAGTAGTTATGAACATTAAGTTCTCATCAAATTTTTCTTTTGCCTCTTTACTGCGTATTGCGGGAACGAAATTGTTGTGATACCACTCTTGTATCTCTCTTGGAGTATTCTTGGGCAATAACAAATTCCAACATCCATATAAATTTAAACCGGGGGCAAACTTGCTCATGAGTGGGGCTGATTCAATACCTTTTAAAGGAACTTCACTTGCTAAGCCAATCAACTTTAGTTTACCGGCCTTGACATAGGGATAACCTACGCCAACCGGGGTAACACTAAATTCTGTATGGCCGCCCATCGTATCTAGTAATGCTTGTGCAGGACCTTTGTACATAATAGTCTCTACTTTATCATTTGGTACATTCAGTTTGTCAGTTAAATATTCAATTGCTAGTTTATGACCACCTCCACCTATGGCAAAATTGATTGGGCGTTTCTTGTCCCGTATCTCACGTATCAAATCTTCCGGAGTATTGACTTTACTATTAGGGTTAGCCCAAAATGCTAACGGGCTACGGGCAATGTTCGCTACTGGTTCAAAGTCATAGATGTTATGTTTAAGTGCGGTGGCATACCATATATCACTCGTCACCCATTGACTGTTGCAAGCAGGCATTGCTATAGTGTGGCCGTCAGCAGAGACAGTAGCAAAGTGATTCATTGCTAAGTTACCATCTGCGCCCGGTCTATGTTCTGCTACAAACTTTGAACCTGTATTCTTTTCAACAATATCAGCAACGATACGAAAACTAATTTCATTTCCTGCACCCGGACCATTAGGATATATAACTGTTATTGGCTTTGACGGTTGCCATGCAAATGCAACTACATGCATAAATGATAATATTGCTAAAAGTTTTTTCATCGTTCCTCCTAATATAAATATGATGACAGAATATTTATGCCATTTAGCATAAAAATTTACAAAACATAGAAAAATTCCAATGAACACTAAAATTTTTAAGCTATTACAAGAAAATTTACAGCTTGCGTTTAATTTACCCAAGTACTCTAAAATTTCTATAGATGAACAAACCATTGTACAAGACTTGCCCTGGACACCCGCAAGATATCGCAAATTCAAAGACAGTGTAGAAGCTGAGTTACACTTGCCCTGCGATTATGTAGGAACACTAGGTGCTATTACTGATGACTTGTCAGAACGCTATATTCTACGATTCTTTAGTGAGATATGGAAGCCTAGAACAGGTGATTATGAACACACTGGTTGGGAACTTGCTGATGAAATCAACAAACTAAACCCGGAGAAAGTACTTGATGTTGGTTGTGGGTATCACCCATTTAAGGGTCGTATTCAGAATATTATTGGCATTGATCCATACAACAATCAAGCTGACTATGAGGTTGACATCTTAGAATATAAAGTAAAGCCAGAAAGTCACGATGTTATAATGGCTCTTGGATCTATTAATTTTAATTCACGTGATGAGATTGAATCACGGTTCAGTCATTGCATCAATCTATTGAAGAAGGGTGGAAAATTCTATCTACGTGCTAACCCAGGGATCACTCACAAGACAGGGCCGTATGTTGAAATATTTCCTTGGACATTTGAAGTTGTAAATGAATTTGCTGAAAAATATAATCTCAAGTTAGATACTTTTAAGAAAGATAATAACGATAGATTGTATTTTGTTTATACTAAATTATAACCAAAAAAATAGACCCCGAAGGGTCTATTTTACATTGTGGGGCCGTTCCCACTTTTGAATCCAACTGAACCACCTTCTTTCTCAATACGTTTGATAACGTCCTCAAACAAGATAGGCGTAAAGTCAGTTTGTTCAACACATACGCAATGATAACGAACATCGTTTTCATCACTGTATAATGTTGCACCTGTTTTAGCATCGATTCCCCTAGCCTTCTTCACTCTACCTGAATGTAAATGACCATGAATGTTGACACCAAACCGGCCCAAGCTAGCTTCATGTAATGGGATATGACTTAATATCATTCCGTTCATTACATGATACGCACGTAATTCTCGGAAATATAATCTATACTCATCATCACGGAAGATATCATGGTTGCCACGAATCAATACCTTGTCACCGTTTAAGCGACTCAATGTGATTAATGATTTGCGGTTGATAACTACATCGCCCAAATGATAAACCTTATCTTTTGGTCTAACAGTATTGTTCCAACGCTTGATCATTTCCTCATCCATCTCATGTGGATCAGTCCACGGACGAATCTTCGTGACCCCGTCACTCTCTGTGAATCTACATACTCCGGCATGACCAAAGTGTGTATCACTTGTTAAAAACACCGATGGCATTATACCCTCTCTTTCTTTACTCGTTCAATACGAGATTCCTTGTTCCAATCGTAAGCAATACCATCTGGGCACTTGCCATCTTTAACTGAATCAACGCCAAATCGACCTACAATTTCAAACTCGCCACCTTTGATGGAAACAAACTCTGCTACTGTCTTAGCATAAGCCATAGCTAAATTTAAGTCAGTAAATTCTATTGAAACATTTTCATTAACTACTTTATACATTATCATTCCTAAAAGTTCGCCAATCATCAATGTTTGGCTTTTCATCTTCATCATATGTCCAACCTAATGCCCGCATCATACGATGCTTGACTAACAAGTTTGGACTGCGAAATCTACCAGTGTCATCAAAACCCATCATAACACCAACTTCACAAACTGCACCACTACGACATATACCAGCAAAGCAATGAACAACCACGTTCATTCTATTATCTTTAGCATGTTGCAATAGCCTTACCAATTCGTTTGCTTGTTCTTGACTGCAACGCATTGCTTCATCTAAAGCAAAATCATTCTTCTCAATGTCCAAGAATTCAAAATTGTGAATCTCTTTGAATTTGTGAGCAGGTGTTGGTCTCCAACTCGCAGGGTCTGTGATGCTAATCAGCATACTATTCTCTCCGGCTTCATGATGAAATCTAGTAGGTATATCAGCGGCTGCTACATTTTCAATCCACATATCTAACTCCTTAATAATGTATTATACTACACCTTGGATTATTAGTCAACCTTGGGCAAGGGTGCTATAATTATGTTTAACCAGTGATTGTATATTTCTGTGTTCAACGGAGTTTCAATCCATTGTTGTAGTTTTTCTATTAATCTACCTTCTAATACATCTTTAAAAGGTATTATTTTATTAATTTTACCATATTCTTTAGCTTTCTTAACTCGATTAATTCTATATTGTACTTCCATTTCATCAAACGGTGGATGTTTTTTTGGTGTAATAATATGGCATCTTTCCATACACCATTTAGCATACTTATATTCAGAATCATCAATTAAAATTGAATCTGTTATATATTGTAATTGTATTGAAAAATCATGACTGAATGTTGCAGCAATATATTTTTTTTCTATCTCTTTCATATACTCAGTTTTATTAAAATTATTATATAATATATCAGTACCCTGTCTATCATAATTTTTAATAATTTTTAATTTAAATTCATGTCTTAGAGAAGGTGTTGCGAGCTGTATATAAGTTTTTGCACAAACATAGTCTGTTGAATCTATTACTGCGGCTACCATATCACCACCTGCACCGGGATTATAAATAATATTATACATCGTATTATTTAGACAAGGAAAAGGTGTAAGTATTTCTACTTACACCCTTAGAGAGAACAAGGGCGTAATTACTCAGAGGCCCTTGCCGTGTTATGCACTTAACATGCGTAACGATAGTTCATGATGGTCTTCATCATGATACCTTCTGGAGTGAACTCAGAAGGATCTGCACCTAGCAAACTTGCCATGATGCTTGGGCTAAAGCCAGAGACTAAAGCTGCACCACTCTTATCTGCCTTGACAGGACTGTTACCACTGCTGTTTAAGTTCCAGAACACTACACTAGGCATAGTGTAACCGGCTTGTGCATACTTGCGTTCAATCATTTCCATTGCAGAATCATCATGTGTGACACATGAATTGAATTGCATGTCAGAAAGGATCAACAACATCTTAGGCATGTCACTTTCAGGGACGTTGCCCTTTACTGCAACACTTAGGATCTTGTCCATAGCCTTGTGCAAGTTTGTGTCCATTGCCCACTTAGATGTAACCATTTGGTTGATCTTTTGAACGATAGTACCCTTTAAAGTAACTAGTTCTGGGCTACCACTGAAAGTCAAGAATGTGTCCTTAAACGCACCCTTGTTCTTGTCAGCAAGGTATAGACCAAGTGACACACTAACATCCATGCATGTTACACTACCTGTTCCGCCTGCTGGGCAACTCATAGAACCAGATACGTCTACCAATGGTAGAATGTTTGAATCATTCATGTAGTTAGGCAATGCATCCCATTGTGCAGTCACGTGATCCAACTCAGTCTTGTCCAAGTTAGCGCGACCATAGCCGACTAAACCCTTCAAGACTTCGTGAGGGAACACTGCCGCGGCATTGACCTTCACACTCTTATCGCCACTCACCAACTTAGCCACATATTCAGCGAATGTTACAGAATGACGGTTGAACGCCTTCTTGTAGATTCGTGATGCCTGTGAAGGTACATGTGAATAGTTGATGTTGTCCCAATCGTTAGCACACATTTGTGTTTCAACAACCTTAGTCATTGCTACAAGTGTCTTACGATATTGCTTAGGAGTCATTCCGAAGAATTCGCGGATTTCACGTGCGACTTCACCCTTACGTGGAGTCCACTTAGCTGCCAAGCCATTCTTTGCACGAAGGTTGTCACCTAACAAAGTATATGCCTTAGCCTTAAGATCCTTGTCCTTGAAGACAAACAAGTCATCGAAACGACCTACTTCAGGAATCTTAACTAATAGTCGTGATGCCGCTTCTGGGTCATGCTTTTCCAAGTATGACAATACATCACGGAACAGTTGACGTTCACCTGCACCACCACGTGCGTCACGTGCCCACAAAGCCACACGCAATGCGAGTTCCTTGTCTTGCACGTAAGCCGCAGTAAATGCTGGGATAATGTTCTTACCACGGCTTGCACCGATGTTGTAGAACAAGTCAACCACTGAGTTAGCTGTTGACTTACGAGCCTTCATGCCATTGGCAGTACGGGCTTCTTGATTTGCGATTGCGTTTACAAATGCGTTCATTTTCTTTTCCTTTATCAGAATGTGTTTTTTTTCAGTTATCGGTTGAAATTAAAAATTTGCTGTTAACATTCTATGTCTTTAGCAGGATGATCGTAACCGTTATTTTATTTTCTGGTCGCACTTTCCCCTGTATATTGGTTCAGTTACCGCGACCCTATCAACATTCATGTTGCCTAGTTAGTAATTGTGTCTGCTACTAACAACATACAAAGTCTTTCCAATGTGTCATCAATTACATTAACGTCTATTACTAGAAAGTGTTGCCACTTGCTTTACGGGCCGCTGTCTACTGCATTAATTGTAGTTTAATTTTAATTGCTGTAATCATCCATGAATACAAACAGGTTAGTTGTTGACTGCTTTTATTTTACACAGGCCATCACTCTGTGCTTGTTAGTCTTGTTTCAATAGATACCTTCAACGCTCGGTGTTTTTACGCACTCTGCTCCAATAACTACTACAGTGTCTAACAGTTCATAGTATTATGAAGTTGCTGAACCTAACCTTTAATTAATTGTTCAATACATGTATTGTATCATAGTATTGAATATTTGTCAAATTATTTTGGGCAATTTGTTGGTAGAAGCGGTGAGATTCGAACTCGCGGAACCTTTCGGTTCTTCGGTTTTCAAGACCGACGCCATAGGCCACTCGGCCACGCTTCCATATTATGGCATCCCGGGTAAGCCTCGAACTTACAACCCCTGGTTTTGGAGACCAGTGCTCTGCCAATTGAGCTACCGAGATATATTTTATGATTTTCTAACACGCTTGAGGTAATCTCTACCAATCAAGCCAGCTTCAATTTCTTGAAGTGCAGTAACCGTTAGTCCTGCTTTTGTAATTAGCTTGGGTAGATGCCCACGCTTTAGTTCTCTAACTCTTGCTGATGCAATTAAAACTAAATCAAAACGACTGCCCACCATTTGTGCGGCTTCTTCGCTTGTGTATCTTGCTCTTGATTCAGACATGTTTTCTTTCGTTGTTTTAAAACTTGGAGCGGGAAAAGAGGTTCGAACTCTCGACATCTTGCTTGGCAAGCAAGTGCTCTACCAACTGAGCTATTCCCGCATTTAACTTGGTACCTGGACACGGTTTCGAACCGCGGACCCTCTCCGTGTAAAGGAGACGCTCTACCCCTGAGCTATCCAGGCTAATAATTTTATTTAACATCAATCTGCATGTCTTGTTAAAAAATTTACTTTTATTTTTTTAGGGTTGAAATATTTTTTAACAACATTTTCTGCAACACTAATTTCAAATTTCTTACAACTAAAAACGTCAAAATATGCAGTACCATCTAATTCCATAAAATGTCCGCATATATTACTTGTAGTTATTAACTGCATTAGACTATATCCTTGCTTCGGGTCACCCAATAAGAGATACTCAATTACAGGTTCGCCGTGTGCAACCATATCAATTTCTTTTATCAAATCCTTTACAAAATTGTAAATATTGTCTCGGCTATCAATATGTTCACACCCACTACAATCTAACATTAAATGATAGCCCCAATGCATATTATCCACCTTGGTTACTATCTTTAACTTCTGTTTGATTGGCAATTTGTTCAAAAGCTTCATCTTCATTCTTTTGATCCTCAATCATT